ATTAGTTTTGTACGTGGTCCAGGTGGTAAAGTTTGTTTTAATTTATGTTTGTGACCTGGTGAATAAATGTACTTTGATTGAAATTTAACCAGGTATATAGTACTTTTGATTAAAAACTAATCATTCTATATTAACCCCCCATACCCCTTTTCAGAATGGTTGTCGACCTCTTTATCCCTCTCTCAAAATTTTCCCACATTTCAGAATCATCAATTTTTCATGGCATCAAAATTTTCTCCATTTTTCACTTCACCAATTTTTGCCCATAGAATTTTTCACATTTTTTGAATCTGTCAATTTTTTGGTTGTGTCAGGTTGATTTTTATTTGGGTTGAAATAGTTTTTGGCCCTACAAAATATTTGAAATTTATGAAATTGTAGATTTTTGGTTGTTTGTAAGGTTTTCTTATCTTTGGTGGAAATATGTTATCATGAAGAGAGTTAAATCAGTGTTTGTATTATTGGGATTGTTTTTGATTACGTCTTGCCAGAAGGAGGATTGTAGTTGTTATGAGGTAATGAAGGTTTCGGAGCCTTTTAGTTATGTTTGGGCTCGGAATTCGTGTACTAAGCAGATTACGGAGTATTACGTTCCGAAGCAGGATTTCTGGAAGTATTCTACTGGTGAGATTCTTTGTGGTGATTCAAATTTTTATTAATGGGAAGTAAGAAGCAGGAAGTTTATCGTCCTGATAATTATCTTGATATTCCGAGGGAAGAAACGAAGCAGACTGCTAATCGGTTTTGGGAAGCTGGAACTAAGATTGGTAGACCTACTTTGTTTGAGAGTCCTGAGACTTTGTTGGCTGAAGGTATTAAGTACTTTGAGTGGACTGTTGCGAATCCTTTGTACAAGAGTGAGGTTCGGAGTATTGCGAGGACGAAGTTTGAAGGTGGTGGTTCTGAGGTTGTGATTGTTGATGTTCCTGTTATGAGGGCTTTGACGAAACATGGCTTGGAGCAGTTTCTTGGTGTTTCTCGTTTGGATTACTATAAGAGCAAAGAGGGTTTCAAGGAAGTCATTGAGTATTTCGATTCTGTTATTTACAGGTATAAGTACGAAGGTGCTGCAGCAGGATTATTGGATTCTGCAGTTATTATTCGTGATTTGGGATTGAAGGATGCTCAGGATATTACTTCGAATGGAAAAGAGATTGGCACTTCTGAGAAGATTGTGAATATTACTTTTTCTGGACGACCACAGTTAGGCGCTAAGAAAGAGAAAACAGATAAATACATTGATATAACCCCAAAGAAAGATGGAGGAAGCTGAAGAGTTTAATCTTGAGTTTAGCGATAAGTACATTCCGTTGTTTCAGTTATTGGACGCTAGGGATGTTGTGAAAAGTCCTGAGTTCGCTGAAATGAGTGACGAGGACCAAGCGTATTGGGTTAGTCTTACGAAAGTCGATAAAGTTTGTATGTCTGGTGGTCGTTATTCTGGAAAGACGTATGTTATGTCTGTTTTTAAGCCTGTTGCTGCAAAAGATTACAATCACTCCATTCTTTCTACACGTTATACCATGTCGTCTTTGGATATGTCTACAAGTAAAGCCCTTGAAATGCGTATTGAGCAAATGGGGATGGATAAGTATTTCAATTTCGCGAACAATACGTTTTCTGTTGCGGATGAAAAGTCCAGAGGTGAGATTTCGATTACCGGACACAAGAATTCTAGTGGAACCCAAACAGCGAAACTTAAATCCATCGAGGATTATTCAATGCTGTACACGGATGAAGGTGAGGAAATGCCGAGTTTTCAAGATTGGGATAAAGTGAACAAGTCTCTCCGGAGATTGGATGTTCAGTGTATTTCGATTATTTCTTTTAATCCACCACCTTTCGATCATTGGTTAAACACTGAAATGTATGAAGGTAGAGGTGTTGTTCTTGGTTTCAATGGAGTCGTTGGTGATACTTTGTACATTCATACCACCTACCTAGACAACGGTGAGAAAAATATTGCGCCAAACATTTGGGCCGACTATGAGTCCAAGAGATTGGATTATGAATTATGGAGAGATCACCATGACCCAGATAGTTTGGACCCGAAGATAATCAAGAACGCGAAATACTATTTTGTTAACTGTCTTGGAAATTGGTCAAATGAAGTCGGAAATGTAATCTATACAAACTGGAATGTTGGCGAGTTCAATCCTCATGACTTTCCTGAAATGTTTGGACTTGATTTAGGTTCCTCTGACCCTGATGCGCTTCTTCGCGTTGCTATCGATAAAGGGAATCGTAAAATATGGGTTCAAGAAGAATATTACCGAAACGACACGAGTGCCGATGGATTAAAAGCTGTTTTACTCAATCGTTGTGGAAATGGTTTGATCGTTTCAGATTACAATGAAGCGCGATTGGTGAAAGATTTGTTTAATGCTGGCCTAAACATTAAAAAGGCTCGAAAGACTGGAAATGCAAGTCCGCTACGCAGAATAAAGACGATTCAGAGTTACGAGTTGATTATTGAGGAAAAAAGTATAAATTTGCAAAGAGCATTACGAAGGTATGCTTGGCATGACAAACGAAGTGGCGTTATCAAGCATGAATTCTCGCATTTGCCGAATGCACTTGAGTACGTTGTTATAGATTATATTGAGTATGTACCGTGATGATGAAATAATTGAGTTAATCAAGGCAAATCAACAAGCTCCGAAGTGGGTTTGTGACGCTAGAGACAACCACAGAAAGCTGAACGCTTTAGTTACTGGGAAGGAATTTTCGAAAGAGCTTATCCAAGAGATTGAGAAGATTGAGAATCTGGATAGACAGAAAGCCCGTAAAAAATATTCAAAAGACATTCGCGCTGTTTCAGAAAGAATCACCAAAAGACGATCACTTGTTTTTCAAGCTGATGGAAGCAGTGATTTGATTAAGGACCTTCCTAACAAAGCTCACGAACCACTAGAGAAACTAATCAAGAACTTCAAAGGAAAAAAGTCTCTTCTTGCTTATTTGCAGGAGTACTTATTTCAACTCATGGACGTAGATCCAAACGGAGTTATGCTTTGTGAGTATGTTGGCGCTGAAAAAATCTATCCAACCTACAAATCGATTAACGACATTCGATGTTATCAAGCTGACGGACAAAAATTGGATTGGATTCTTTTCGAACCTACTCATATAAACAACTCAAATTACAAAAAATGGAGATTCATTGATGATACGCGTGATGTTGTCATTTTAGATACTGGCCAGACTCAAATTGTTATGCCAAATGAAACTTTCGATCATCCATTTGGCGAAGTTCCTGGAATGATTATTAGTCCGTTTATCGAAGTTGGAACAGAAATAAGATTGTCAACCGTAAATTCGATTATTCCTGATCTGGAAGAATATGCCAGAGATAAATCGATACTTACTCTTTATAAATTCTTGCATGGTTTTCCTATTACGTGGAGATACAAGCAAGATTGTATGTCGTGTAACGGGAGTGGAAAAACAAACATCCCAAACAGTAAAACAGGAGAAGCTACAGTGAAAACTTGTTCTATTTGCGATGGCCAAGGACGAATTGGAAAGAATGATGTAACAGATGTTATAGAAATTCCTTTACCAAGATCTTCTGACGATGTAAATGTTGCTCCTAACTTAGCTGGGTTCGTTCAGCCTGATTTAGAAACTTGGACGCAGTACGAAAAAACACTTCGCGATTCAGAAGAAAGAATGGAGGCTACTTATTGGGGCCTTGATATGATGGTTGGAAGAAACGAAACAGCTACCGGTAAATTTATCGACCAAGGACCAATCATAAATGAAATGGATAAGTATGCTGACATCGCGGAACATGCTTACAACTTCTTTGTCAATCTGGTTGCCAATTGGTCAATTCCTGTAAAAGAAAAGAATCAGCAAGTTTGGTATCGAATGTTTGGAAGAAGATTCATTATCGAACCGTTAGACTCTCTTTTGCGTAAATACCAAGAAGGAGTAAATGCAGGATTGAATAATACGATTTTGGATAATTTACTTTATCAGATCATTTCAAGCCAGTATTCGACAAATATTCCACTTTTACGAATGGAGCAGAAGAAATCAAGACTTGAGCCTTATGTTCATTTGAGTCCAGCAGTGACAAATAACCTATTTGGACCACAAGAAGCATACAAAAAAGTTCTTTTCCAGCAGTTTTGGGAAGAATGTGACAAATCCAAGGACGAGAAAGCCTTGAAAATAGAAATGGATAAGTTTTTCACTAAAAACAAAGGGAAATTCGAAGCTCCATTACCAAAAACAGTAAACACTAAAATTTAATAATATGAGCACGACAGTAGTTGCGGATAGATACACTATCCCTAGAATTAATGGAAAAAGAGACGTTTCGAACAAGAAATTGGAGCGTCCAGGAATGAAAGTTGCTTTAGATGTAGTTGAATTCACAAACGAAGGAACTGCAGAACATGGTGAGCTTTACATCATTGATGAAAAAGCGACAGAAGCACGTTATGAGCAGCAAGAAATCAATGCTGAAAACCGTAAGAAAAGAGAATTACTTGAAAAAGCTAGTCCTCAAGACATCGCAAAAGCAATGATGGAAACAACGAAAGCTATCAAACAAACTCCGGTTGCTGAAGGTCCAACTGAAGAAGAACTTCGCGCAACATGTGAGGAACTTGGAATTGTAGTTAAACACAATTGGGGAACCAAGAAAATGACTGAGGAAATCGCAAAAGCAAAAGCGTAATTAACAAACCAAAATAAATAATCGTATGAAAATCACGGTAGGAAGTAAAGTGTTCGAGGTTTCGGACGAGGAAATTGCAAAAGCACAGGAAGCAAAAACAGACATCACCATTCCAGGTGAGTTTGTAGTGCGAACAACTGAGGAAGAAGAGTCTTTCTCTAAGAACATCAAGTCGGCTGCCGCAATCGCAGGGCTTGAAGTAGCAATCAAAGAGTATCGCAATGAAACTGGCCTTGAATTCCAAGGAAAGAACATTGAGGCTCTTGTAAAGGCTGTCCAAGACAAAACTTTGGCTGATGCTAAAATTGAGCCAGAGGAAAAGCTGAAAAAAGCAAATACTGACATTGAAACGTTGAAAACAACAATTCAAACACTACAAAGCGAGAAACAAAAAGTAGAATCAGAGTGGGGAACTTACAAAAAGTCAATCACAATCGATTCGAAGCTTTCAAGTTTATTGCCGGATAACTTATTGTTGCCAAAAGAAGATTCATTGCTTATTCTGAAAAATAGAATGAAGTTTGATACTGATGAAAATGGCAATGTTCTTGTCCTTGGTCCAAATGGAGAACCATTGCAAGACAAAACAACATTAAACCCTCTTCCAGTAAAAGATGTATTGAATACTTTCTTTACGGAAAACCCACAATACATTACTGGATCTACAGGAGGCCGTGGAGGAAATGATTCTGAAGGCTCTAAAGGAAAAATCTCTACAAATGATTTCATCGAACAGAAAAAGAAAGACGGAGTTGAGATTAACGGTGAAGCGTTCAACAAAGAGTATCTTGAACTTCAAGAAGCTGGTTTAATCGATGATGGAGAATAATATGCACGAGTTCGAAAAATTCCTTGTCGACAACAATTTCTTGATATGTCGATCAGAAGGAAAAGACCAGAAAGCAAGAATGGTGAAAGTTGACGTACATGATATGTCAACTTTGGGAGGAAAAGAAAACTCCTACATGTATGTTCCGATAAAAAGCAAACATTACAAAGCCTTGTCAGAAGGAAAGTATGTTCCAGCTTCTAAGTTTACGCCAGAAGAGTTCAATGACATCATTGTTTTTGGATTTGAGGCAATTGGTAAACCTCCAACACTTTTACAGCCTCGTCCGAATATTCGAGTTAAAACTACAGTAAATTGTCATGGACTTCTAATTGAGCATGTGGCACTTCAAGATGAATGTGATGCTATGTTATTCATTTTAGCTAAACATACACCAAAAGCGGTGTTTGAAGCTATATATGATAGAGAAATAGTTCTCTCATAAATAAATAACCATAAATCGAAAACCCCTATCATGAATTTGGTAGGGTTTTTTATTCCTTATTTCTATCTCTATGGTATTTCCAATCTCTCATTTCACCTACTCTTTGCTCGAATCTAGTTCTATCTCCATAGTTTCTTTTTGAAGCTGATGTAAGTAGATTGTTTTCAAGTAGATTAATAAATTCTTCTACATGGTCAATATGAACCCATCCACCATGTAGAAATCTTTCACCATTTTTGCCGCAAAACTCATAATCCTTTTCCTTTAGGAATTCTTCTAAATCTTTTCTCATTACATCGACTTTAAATATTTACTCAAATCATCTTCCTCCAACTGCTTCCGAAGCTTTACTAATTCTTCTTCGTGATAATTTATCTTGTTTCGAATATCATGCTGGAAATGAAGAATTTTCAATGCTTTCACGATTTCTCCGTATCTAGGATCGCGACCTTGATACTTTTCCGAATACTTCAACCAATTTATTGCAGATGTATGGTTGCTTCTGTTTAATGTTCCTGCTATCTTTTTTAGAGAATACCCTTTTCGATTTAGTATAAATGCAATTAGCGCACGATGAAAGTTTAAATCTGAATCCCTACATTTAGTAAGTAGAGATTGAAAATTTAGCGTAACACCAAACGGAAGAAGCATTTCTTGACACATGGCAAGCGCTCTTTCTTGTGATATTGTTAATGGTTTATTCTTCATGATCTTTTAAGTTTTTAATCTGTTATTCTTAAAAAGGACAACTATTGTCTTTTGGTATTGTCTCAAGCGATTCCTTTAGTCGTGCCAATGAATAGAATTTGCCTGCAACTATATAACCAATTGAACCGCCTTTCATTACTTGGTTTATGATGCGATTTGTTTTTGTATTCACAAGCATTTTTGGAGTGATTGTGAATACGTAGCTTGGTGCAAATGAAATTCTGTATTTGCAAGTGAATTGTAAGGAAATGCGCATGATGCCGATGTATTAAAGGTGTTTATATCGAATTGTTAT